CCACCAGAACCGCCTGTACCACCATTACCTAAACCGCCTCCAGCAGAAGTAATCCCAACAAAAGATGAGTCGGAACCCACAGTTGACGAAGCACCACCAGCACCAACAACAACGGTGTATGTTCCAGCACCAACACTTACTGCGGAAATAACCTCAGCACTGCCGCCGCCACCAGATGTCGCACCTGAAACAGAAGTTCTATATCCACCTGCACCGCCACCACCACCGGAACCATCCGCAGTACCAACTGCTCCACCACCACCACCACCAGCAACAATCAGATACTCAACATCCAAAGAAGGGTTTATCCAGTTCTTTACAGACTGACCAGCCCGACTACGGGTATCCCAACGAAGCGTCATGCTTCGACCCTACACCGTGATGCGATTAACAAAACCGTGAATAACGATTTCATTAGCAGTACCCGCAAACGCACGAATCACTTTCGCAGTTGCGTTACCCTGCAACACAAGACCAGGAATGACCAACACCAAACCAGCCTCAGCCGCAACAGTCAATTCAATGTTGCCGTTAGGTTCAGTAGCCTCACCCCACTCAATCGTCAACTTGATTGCAGACGTATGAGTATTAACTGCGTACAGCCAAACCTCATCAACAGTCGTGGTTGTAGTAGAAGCAGTATGAATAGCAGTACCAGCAGTTGCAGTCGCAGCAACCAAAACGCCAAGACCCGTTCCAGTTGTTCCCGCTGGTTGTAACGCTAATTTGGTATATGTTGCCATTTGGTTTTCCTAACTGAAGATTTGAATTGCTAAAATGTTTTGGTCTGAATCTGATGCCGAAGCAGCAACAGCCCACTTTACACCAGAAGCCTGAGTAGAGTCTGCCACAAGAGCAAACCCATCAGTACCCACCGCCACACGCGCAGGCGTATTCGCAGCAGAAGCAACAACAATGTCACCCTTAGCGGTCATCAAACTATTCGGACTTGACTGCCAAGCCACACCGTTAGTTGCAGCAGAGTCAGCACCCAAAACCTGATAGTTAGAACCAACAGCCAAACGGTTCAAAGCCGAACCAGAAGTAACCAACAAGTCACCCTTAGTCGTCAGCTTGCTAACAACCTCATTAGCCTCATCCGCATCATTCGCCGTGAACACCGGATAAATCGTCGCACCCGAAGAATGGCTACTTGCACTCGTATCATCCTGACCCCTAGTAAGAGTAAGAGTCGAACCCGAAATAGTTGCACTGCACTTCTCCTCAGCCGAAGTACCTGGATCAATCACCACATAAAACGGGACAGCAGGAGTAGACGGGAAACCCGTCGTGGAAGCCAAAGAACAAGTTGTGTCAGTTGTGTTGATACCAGCCGTGATCGTTGTCGCAGCAGCAGCACCAGCGTATTGTCGTCGTGTAAAAGCAGGCATACGGGGCTATCTTACACTACGCATAATGATGGTGCAGGTTCCGTTCCAGTCCCAAGCGTTATGGTTATTCGCAGAGTCCACAGGTTGCCAACGGACATCCTCAACGATCACCGAAAAGGTACTGGCGTTCTCCTGATAGGTCACAACCCGCGGGTTCTCCACAAGGTCACGCAGATAGTTCAGTTCGGTATCCACATCCATTGAGTATTCAAAGCCACGAATGTTCAACTTGTGGTGCAAAAGCAACGGCACAGAGAAAATCTGCGAACGCAACGGGGCAGCATATGCTCGACCCAACCAGCGGGTAAGAACAGGGCCTTTCGTAGCATCCGTTGAAGAACGAGTCAAAGTCAGGCGGGCTTCAGCCTCAAACACTTTGGATTCAAACCCATCAAACGTGGACTCCAACGAACCATCGGTGAACTGTACGCCAACCGAACGGAAATCCCCCGAATCGGCAGCCACCGAAACAGCAACAGTCCCATACAACGGTTCGGTACGCAAGTCCCATTTAGGAATAAACTTTGTGTCCGGTACACCCCACCGGTAAACACCAGATTCCAATGTTCCTGAAGCAACCTTATCGGTTGGGTGTTGACGGTATGCACCAAGACCAGCAACAGTGAACACCACCTTGTTATCAAACTCATGGATGTCAGCAACAGCACCTTGCCCTGTAACCATCAGGTCTGAGGCGTAAGCAGGCTGGTTGGTAGCGACCTGCGTGCCAATGTCCAAACGACCGATACCCGTAGAGGTGATGTCATAGTTTGTCCACCCGAAGTACACGTACTGCCCAATAGCAGCGAAAGCATTAACAGATGTACCAGTCTCAATCAGTGGACCAACGACAAGGTTGCCGTCGCTGTCCGACGAGCAGAACCGCAACCCTGTCGTTAACCCAATAACCACGAAACCGAGGTACGCATCGATTGTAGTCACAATTTCACCCATCGGCAACTCGGCTGCAACCGTAGGAATGTCCAATGCTGTACCGTCAGCTTTGATACCAGTCTTGTAGATCAACGACTTGTTACCTGCGTAACCTGCACAATAGATTTGGTTCTGTCCACCAGCAAAACCAACCCAGTTAAAGTCGTCGTTTGGGTGAGTGAACAAAGCCGTCGGGTTGTTGGCTGAAGAACCTGGGGTTGTGGTGATGTTCCAAATCTTGCGTTTGTCTACCCCTTGACCAGCAACCATCAAACGACCACGGACATAAGCCAACACACCAGCCTCAATGCCGGTGATGTAGTTAGATGCAGCAGAGGTTCCAGCGTTGGTTTGGTCTATGTCGCCGTCAGCGTAAGAGAAGAACACGTTGTAGCCGTCAGAAGTGATGCTGTAAAGGTTTGACGCATTGGTGCTAGTTACCGTAGTGAAAGTCACCCAATCGGTTGTGTGTTTAACAGTTTGTCCGTCAGTCCCATAAATTCTGTTACTAGCCGTAGCCATATATAGGTTCGTGTTGGCAGACGGATATGCCTGTGTTGTGTCCGGAAGCAACGACAATTTGCCACGATTCCAAACATCAATACCCTTGCTAGAACGGAAACGGTACGCCTCAGCGTCAGCAGTATCCGAATAGGTTTGTCCTGCACCATAATGCCAAGATGACTGCGACCTACGCCACACACCCTGCGGGTTAATAGCCGACTCACCAGGTTCAGCAGATTGGTCAACCGAGTCACGAACACGCGCATCAAACTGTCGACCGAAACCATTTGACTTCGTATCAATCATGTACGGTCTGCCGTTAATAGCGACAGGGTAAATGTATGGAACTACCTGTGTGGAACCTGTACCTGTAAAGAACGAAGGCCCACCACGGTATGCGGTAGTAAAATCTATTAGCGTTGCCACCGCTACGCCCTAATAGTCAACGGGTATTGTCTCGCAAGTTTCGCTGCTTCAGCGATGATACGGTCACGACGCAAACGCAGGATGTTGCTGAACGAGTCGCGCATAGCACCAGGTGGAACCTCATCAGAACGACGAGTGTCACCTTGCGACTCAATGAAGTTACGTTTCACTTCACGGGTAGACAACATTCGAGACATCACACCCATCTCCAAAATGTCTTCCATCGTTATAGGAAGATTAGCAACGGATTGCAAACTGTCGCTGATAGTGGACACACGGGTGAACGGTGCTTTGTAGCGGACACGCAAAGTGCCAGCCATTACCGACTCATCAAACACAAGTGCGAACCCTGAAGCGAAATCGCTTGTTGGCAGATCACGCTGCAAACGAACCTTGCGGATCACCGGATAATCGGTAGCGAGATAACGCAAGCGGACATCAAGCAAGTCAATTATTGATGTTGCACTAGTCAGGTTGATCTGACGGTCAGCACCGTTGTAATCCACGTTCGCAGACACAACACGAAACAAACCGTTCAACGGGCTGGACAAGTCATCAATGTCCTGATTCAACGCTTCCAACATTTGTGCTTTAGGGAACCGAGGATTCAATACCACTATCGCACCAGCAGAATGTGAAGCTGCGGTAGTTCCACCGTAGCCACGCTCAACCGTCAATGTTTTGTTACCGCTTGTTGCTTCCCAAACATAAACCAGTTCAGAATCAACTTCAAAAACTGTTCCAGTGCGAAGCCCAGCCAACTCATAAGACATGACAAAAGACGTGTCATCAGAGTCAACAGATGACGCTAACTTGTTTCGTTCTTCAATGGTTCCCGAAAGAAGTTGGCGTGACACCCGATCAAGGAGCGCACCAGCAGTTGACATTTACTTCTTTTTCTTAGCCTTCTTCATAGGCTTAGCCATCTTCTTCTTGGCTTTCTTGGCATCAGCCATACCCTTAGCGGTGTAAGGGAACTCCATCTTTCCGACCTTTGGCATAGTACAACCTTTCGCTAGTTAGAAAAACAGATTACCACGCCTCAACAATCCCACTTCCGCAAAGCCAAAGCCTTACGAGTAGGACGACCCTTGCTGTCTTTCAACGGACCTGGCATACCGCCCATACGCGCACAAAACGATTTACGTCGAGCCGCTGCTTTCGGAGACTTCTTAGCCTGTGAAGCAGAAACAGGTGGCTTCAAATTCATGCCCTGCTTCTTTGCTGACGCACGACCTTTAGCGTTCAAACCACCAGCAGGGTTCTTACCTTCCTTGCGTTGCCAAGCAGGAGTTTTAGCCACGCTTCTGAGCGGCCTTCATGTTGTCAATCAGGTTCGGGTAAGGACGGCCAGCCTTCTTCGCTGACGCTTTAGCCATAGCCTTCTTCTTAGGGGAAAGCTTCTTAGATTTCTTCTTAGGGTTTGGTCGATCCCAAACAGGCTTACTTGTGTTGTTCATACCAATGCTCCAGAATCTCTTAATACATCACGCACATTCAACACTACACGGTACTTTTGACCTGGTTTTAGATCAACGTGATGCCTACCAATATCGGCTTTCACCCTGCGTTTTACCTCCACCTCACAAGTTGGTTCTAACGGTTGCCATTTCCCTGTCACCCTGTTCTCGGTAGGTTTCACCACCTGCAACAGTTGGTCGGCTGCCGTATTCCAGTTGAACGCTGCTGTCTCGCCAGCATAAGTTTCTGCTTGTTGCCGGTAACGGTCACGGTTGTCATACAGGTCTTTGATCGCACTAAATATCGCATCAAATTCAGGTTCATCCCAATCACCCATATCTTTCCAAGTTCCCTCATTCGTTGGCACAGAACGGGTGGGGATACGGTGGGTTGCTAGGTCAGAGAACTCTCGATGACCATGCGCGTCAGACAGGATCGTTGGGACACCAGCAGATATTGCTTGTAATGGCATCAGCCCGAAACCTTCACCACGGGATACCGAAATGAAACAGTCTGCTGATCGCACCAAATCTGCTTCATCTTCAACAGTCATCCACTTGTTATGAATAACCACGTTCGGGTAAACAAGGTTGGAAGGCGCACACAAATATGGGGGAACGATTTTGATATGTAACTCTGCGTCAGGGAGGTTCATTTCTAAGAACACTTTGAGTACCACGTCTAAGCCTTTGCGATACCACTCTGACCCGCCACACAAAATCTTGAACTTGTCGTTCTGTGGCCGTTCCTTCGGATGCCAAACATCACGATCAACCCCTAAAGGAATTACACGCACGTTGTCATGGAACTGTGAGAACAGCTCCCAGTTATGCAGCGAAGGCACAATCACCGTGTCAAACAAATTTAGGTATTCTGAGAACTCTGGCGGCAACCAGTTTGTTTCCCACATTGTTAACAACGCAGGGTTCTGACCCTCAACCCAGCCTTTGATTAGGTTAGGTCGAAGTGCGAACACCACTCGTTCAGCATCATCAACAAGGTTTACCTTGCTTGACAAAGCATCCCGTAAACCTGCAACCATTTTTCCGTACCCCACATGAGGCAGGTTCACCCCAACAAGGTTTAGGTATTTGGAACTATCCCCGTTTCGACTTGCCATTTTTCTTCTGCTCGTTTCTCAACCTGTGCTGAGCCATCAATGTTCTTAGGTTGAACACCGTTCTGTCTCATACGCTTGTATGCGTCTAGGTCTTTGTCTAGCACACGATCCTTTTGATTGATCGTCGCGACCCTAGCCTTACCGCCCCGTGACGGCATAGCATCAGCACCAATACCGATGTGAGAAATCTTGCAACCGAAGCATCCCTCAACATCCAAACCTGGATGCGTTTCTTGATGTTTAACCACTTATGTACTCCCCGTATCCTGCTGCGGTTAGCGATGCTACCTCAGTGGCATCAACCTCAATGTCATGCCCACCGTAATATACCTTCGCAACGGTATCCATATCTGACGGTTCGTTTTCTGTGTAGTTACCGTTCGTTAACAAAAACACATTCCTGCCTCTAGCGGTTGGTCGAACATGAGCTGCTAAACGGTTCGCGAGTCGTTGCTCTTTAGATAGCACTAAACCTTTAGTGAAGTTTTCTGCGAGTGTAGGTCGCACAAAGTTATCGGTGGGTGGTCTAAAAATTGCCATCAGGTGATGCTATCTCCAAAGCCTGCTGCGGTCAGTTCTGCGACCTCAGCATCATCCAAGAAATGCAGGCGACCACCATGCCACAGTTTCTCTACCTGACCTAGATCACGCTGGTCAACGATGGTGTACTCACCTGTTTTGAGTTTGTAAAGGTTTCGTGCGCGAACACCCGAACGGTCGTAACGGCCTAAACGGTTCGCTGAATCCCCACCACCGAAGTATCCACCTGGATAGTTGTAGGTGTATGGGACACGGAAGATACGGGATTTAACCCAAGTAGCAGAATCCGTACCCGTACCTGATCCGGTAGCACTACGGAAGTACAGGATGCCACCAAGCGTGACTGATGTGCCTTCACCTAAACCTGTGGCGGTACGAATGTTGACAACAAGATCAACACCTGACCCTGCACCAACACCCGAACCCGTAGCAGTACGCAAAGGCACACGAATGAACGTGACACTAGAAGCCCCTGATCCGCTACCCACAGCCGTTCTAACAGGCGTAATAGACCCAACAGCACTCTGAGAGCCAACACCGCTACCTGACGCTGTACGAGGCGCAATATGCAACCCCGTTGAATCCATCGTCCCAACACCCGAACCAGTCGCGCTACGAAGAAGAACAACAACCCGTGTCGCAGTACTTGACCCCGTACCGCTAGCCGTACCCTGCCGTTGACGCAACACCTGCGCCGAAGAAGAAGCAGTACCTAAACCTGATGCGGTAGCAGTAACGGTGATGACCGCACGAACACCAAGATAAAACCGTCCACCAAAACGGTACGGGAAACTGAAGTCAGTTAACTGGCTTAACCGTTGCTGATAGTTGGTGTATGCAACAGAAGCAGAACCATCACCCGAACCAGTCGCAGTACGACCAACAACACGGAAATAGGTTGCCCGATAAAACGGGTGGGTGTCAACAAACGGTTCGCTAAAACCTGTGACTGCTGTTTGCGCCATGAGGGGTTATCCCCTAACGGCTAGTCGAGCGACAGCGTGAGAGTAGTGATCTGAAAAGTATCGCCCGCCGTAACCGCAGCAGATGACGACAACGCGCCAGTCCACAAACAGTTACCCGCAGTCAACGCATCCCACAATGACCAATGCGTATAAGTTTCAGTAGCAGCAACGTTCGTCCACTCTAAAGTTGCCGAAGTAGCAATAGAACCAGAAGCAGCAGTAGCCCAAGCCGCAACCTTACGAGTTGTTTCAGTAGCAGCACTAGAAGTCCCATCCTCACCAGCATCACCCGTATGCAACTTCACATACACGTTTGAAGGAATAGTCCACGCAGTCTTGCCCGTGGTGTGTTCAAGGATTTTCAGTTCCGCATAATTAGAAATCGACATACAAACCTTTCGCTGGAAAGACTATACCAAATACAAAAAGTGGGGCAACCGAGCGAGGGGACTCGGCTACCCCACATCTTGTGGAGGATTAAACGAACCTAACTAATTAGGCTGCGTTTGCACCAATGCTGGATGACGACTCAATGCGACGCAACGAAGCTTCGCGGAAGCGACCGTAGCCACCGAGCCAGTACCAACCAATCGGATTGAAACGCATAAGCGAGTCAACCACTGGGCCGCGAACGACCTTAGGCACAATGCCGTTTCCGTCAACCTGGCTGTAAGCCTTAGCCAAAGCCTGACGACCCATGATGTGTGTGCAATACACGTCAATCGTTCCAGTTGTGCTGGTTCCGTTTGATGCGTTGGTGAACACCTTTGCGCGAGGGGTTTCAATGAATCGTACTGATTCAAAGGTTCCGATTTCGCCGTTGTAGATGTTGGCTGTGTCAACGTTGATGTGAGGTGCGTTCCATGATGCGTTGCCGGTTTCACGACGAAGGTCGTACGACACGTCAGGATGGATGTAACCCATGTAGTAACCATTGAACGTTGCAACGTTTGCACCACGCAAAGCAGCAGTCTGCTTACGGATGTCGTTGGCTTCAATGATGTCTTCTGCTGCAACCGAAGTACGGCCCGTTGGATCAGATGAT